CTCCAGCTCCAGCTGCGCCACTCCGACGGCTCGATCGCCGCGGTGCAGTCCAGCACGGCGACCGGGGTCGTGGCGAACAGCACGATCCGCAAGGTCATCGCGGTACCCGAGCCCTACATCTCCAGCCAGTTCACCTATCTGGAGTGGCTGATCACCGCCAACGGCAACGGCACGGTCGACGTGTTCCCGCGGATGAGCCGGGGTGTGAGCAGGGCTTTCTACGACATCATCGCGGGCGACCAGTGATCTACACTGCACAGATGTTCGGAAGATCCCGACCGTGACGCCCGATCGGTGGATCGCCTTGCTCGGGGTCGCGGTCGGGCTGCTCGCCATTTGCGTTCCGGTACTCGTCACCGTCATGCTCAGGCGGTCGGACCGGCACGCGGCCGAGAAGGCGCGGATGCAGGCCGTGATCGACAAGCAGAACGACACGATCGAACGGCAGCGCGAAACGATCATCGATTACAAGATCGCCAACCACGAGTTCCATGGTGTGGGCGAGGGCGTGAAACGTCTCCTGGCTGCGTTGCCGGTCACTCCGCCGGATGGGAGCGGGACATGATCAGGTTCGTCCAGAGGTGGCTGGGGCGCAAGTCGGCGGCGAACACCGAGCGCGCCCGGGTGACCGCAGAGACGGACGACCTGGACGACCGCAGAGCGGAAGCGATCCAGCAGCGCACCGAGGCCCGCGCGGCGCGGCGGCGGGCGGAGCGTCTCGGCCCGGCGATCCGCGCCGAGCTGGAGAAGAACCATTTTGGCGAGCGGATGGCGGCCGCTCTCGAACCGAGAGGGTACAAGCCATGAGCGCTCTCTTCTGGAGCAACGCGATCGCGCTGGCTGTCGGCACGCTGGCCGGCGCGATCTTCCTCGTCCGCTACATGCTCAAGGTGCCCGGCTGGTACCGCGAGGAACACCGCGCGCACGTCGTGGCGTTCTCCGGGATCGTCTGGGTCTTCTACGCCCTCTACGCCGTCCGGTACCTGATGGACCCGGCCAACGCGCCCGGCGTGGACCTCACCCCGTTCAACCTGATCCGCGGCGGCCTGTTCTGGATCCTCACCGGGATCGTGGTGTGGCGCTGGCTGATCTTCGAGCGCGGGCTGCGCTGGGCGAAGCGTAGGCGCGTCACCGCCGTAGAGGTACGCTGAGCAGCGCAGACCAGTGGAGGCCCCATGGCAGTCAGCCAGAACGGATACACCGCCAACGACCCGGGCAAGGTGTCCAGCCGGCTCGTGCCCGGCACCACGCGGCGTTTGACCGTGCGCAACGGCCCCGCCGGGGACCTGCTGCTCTGGGTCGCCGGCCAGTTCGACAAGCTGGTCGAGGACATCGAGCAGGGAATCCTCGACGACTGGGGCTACGCCGAGCGCCCGATCCGCGGCGGGACCGAGCTGTCCAACCATGCGTCCGGCACGGCGATCGACCTCAACGCGACGTCGCACCCGCTCGCCACCGACCCCCCGGCGAACTTCAGCAAGGCGGAAATCGACGCGATCCACGCCATCGTCGGCCGGACGCAGGGGTGCGTGCGCTGGGGCGGGGACTACTCGGGCAGAAAAGACGGGATGCACTTCGAGATCGTGCGCGACGAAGCCGCGTGCGCGGCCGCCCTCGCGGCGCTGACCAGTGGAGAGGAAGACGACATGCAGTTGTCCGACACGGTGCGGTTGTGGGCAGGCCACAACCCGCCGACGTACTCGGTGGAACAGTGCCTGGCCAACGTGGTCGGGTGGGGCGAGGAACTCGGCAAGCGACTGGCCACGCTGAGCCTGCAGGTGGCCAAGCAGCAGAGCGTGCCGGTCGCCGACCTCGCGGCCGCCGTCATCGCCGGGTTGAAGCCGGACCTGCCGAAGCTCGCCGACGTCGACGAGGGCGCGCTGGCGCAGAAGCTCGCCGACGTCCTCCACGATCGGCTCGCGGCGTGAGCCCGGCGGAGTGGAACGGCGCGGATGTGCCGCCGGAGGAGCGCTACCCGGCAGCGACACCGTCCGGCTGGCCCACTCGACTCGCCGGCTACGCCAAGCTCATCGCCACCGCCATCACCACGCTGGGCACCACGGGCGTGCTGGGGTGGCTCGAGGGCGCGGGGGTCAACCACCTGCCGCCGTGGGCGAACGCGGGCATCACCGCGGCGGTGGGGCTGCTGACGGTGCTGTTCGGGCCGCGCAACAAGACGTCCTGATCCGGGTTCGAGCCCCGACACGCAAGGCGCCGCACGGCCTGCCAGGACACGACGAAGGCCCCTCCCGGAGAGAAGTCGGGAGGGGCCTTCGTTCACTTATCTGCCGCCCATATCGCTGCGCCGCACCAGCCGCATCGTGTGTCGTCCGGCTTGACGTCGTGGGCGCAGACCTTGCACACGAACCGCAGCGGGAGGGGTGGCGCTGGCGGTGGGCCCGGCCGGGCGAACGGTCCCGGGTTACGCCGGTATGCCGAGAGCAGGGACAGCGGGTTCGCCTCGGTGTCCTGCCAGCTCGGAGAGCGCCTCCGCCTACCTTTTCAGCGCGCGAGGCTCTGCGCGACGTTGCCGACCGTCGTACGGAACGTGTGCTCGTGCTGCGTCGCCTGATCCACGGCCACCGCTGCTGCCTGCACGGCCTCGATCGCGTCTTCCACGGCACCCGCCGCGTGCTCGCCAGCGCTCTGGATTTCGGCCACGCCGGACGCGGCGCCTTCCGCGGCCTGCACGCACCCGCCGACCATTTCGGCGATGCGTTCCACGGCCTGCATCAGCTTGCCCAGGACGTCAGCGTCCAGGCTGTTCTTGGCCTTTTGCAGGGGACCCGAGGCGCTGGTGTCCTGGGCGGCCTGCTGAAGTCTGGCGATGCTCTCGGACAGCATGGTTGGTGTGATCCTTTCACTGGTCTGCCTCGGGCCGGGCGGCTCGAGGACGTTCTCGCCCTGCTCGGCGCGGCCGAGGTTGGGCAGGTGCAGCCCGCGGGGGTCGTGTTCATCAGGCTGGTCGCGGATCCAGGCCAGCAGCTCGGTCAGCGCGTCCGTGCCGAGGTCGCCGCGTACGCCGTCGCGGATCGTGTCCAGCAGCGCGTCGTCTTCAAGGCCGTCGAGCAGGTCGTCCGGCCCGATGTCGTCCCACGCCGCGTCGTAGTCCTCGGCCCCGCCACCCTCCTCGGGGCGGCGGGGTTCCGGCGGCTCGGTCACAGGAATGCGAGGTTGCTCGACGTCCAGAAGCAGACCGCCCGGCGACGCAGCTCGGCCGTGATGTCGTCGACGGTGCGCTGCGCAGTGGCGGCCGTGGCGTTCCGGGTCATGCCCTCGTAGATCACCCACGCGTTGGCGGCGTCGACCTGAGCGAAGCGCAGCACGCTCTCCAGCGTGGCGTCTGACATCTGGGCGAGCCGCTCGGCCGGGTAGAGCTGGGTGCCGGTGTCGATGAGCTGGTTCACTGGTCCTCCACTGGTCTGCCTCGCTGGTGGAACCAGTATGGCACACCTAGCACAACTCGCACAACCCCCGGCTACCAGCGATCCGGCATCCCGCTCGTGTTGCCCGGCGTGCCCGGCTGGCCGAAGCCCCAGTGGTGCCAGAGCCACGTCACCTCCGGCACGTGCCGGAACACGCCCCCGGCTTTCCGGCAGCGCATCGTGAACTCGTGGTCCTCACCGCGGCGCTGCCCGTCGACTTCCCGGCCGTCCTCCTCGAACTGCGCGAACCCGCCGGCCTCGCGCGCCAGCTCGGTGCGCACCAGCGTCGTGATGGTGGTCTGGCACGGATCGTCGTCGTTCCACTGGCTGAACGCCTTCTCCCCCAGGAACGCCGGCCCGTCGAGCCGCTCACCGCCGGGGTAGCAGATCTGGAACCGCGACCAGACGTAGTCCGCGTCGTGCTCGAGCGCGGCCGAGAAGAGGGCGTAGAGATGCTGGGGCAGCATCTTGTCGTCGTCGTCGAAGAACGCCACCCACTCGGTGTCCACCTGCATCAGCCCGGCGTGCCGAGTCTTCGCCGCCCCGGCGTGGCCCAGGTCCGGCACCGCGAGATAGCGCAGCAGCGCGCCCGGCAGCGACGGGAACTCACCGCGCCGGTCGGCGAGGTACTTCATCGAAGCCAGCACGCTTTCCCGCTGCGCGGCTTGGATGATCGCCCGCGGCGGGATGGTGGGTGTGACGACGGTGATGCCCGGCTGCAGCTTCACAGCTTCTCCAGCATGCCGCTCGTGGCGATTGCCTGCGCCATCTCGGCCGCGTCGGCTTCCACCTCGTCGTCGCGCACGACCTCGAACAGGCAGACCTGGGACCACTCGACGCGGTGGTACTGCCGGGCTTCGAATCCCGCGCCTTCGAAGAGCTTCGCGTACCCCTCGGCGTCCCAGGCCCAGGCGTGGTTCCACTCGTGCCGCACCGGCGTCTCGTTCCAGGGCGAGCTGGCCACCACGAACTTCACGGTGTCGCGCTGGGCGAGCTTGGCGAGGAAGCCGTGCGGGTCGGCCAAGTGCTCGAGCACCTCGGTCAGCACGACCACCGGGCCGAGCGGAGTTTCGTCGAGGGTGGCCGAGACGTTGCGTTCGTAGACGGTCACGCCGCGCACGCGCCGGGCGTACTCGGCGTCGGCGTGGATGATCTCGTAGCCGTAGGAGACGTTCTTGAGCCCGTAGTCCAGCAGCGAGAGCAGCGCGCCGTCGCCGGCGCCGAGGTCTACGACGTAGCCGGAGGCGTCGTTGGCGGCTTCGGAGGCCAGCGCGGCGGCGGCCTGGAGCCGGGCGGTGTGGGCGTTCGACGGCGCCTCGAGGTGGTTGCAGTGCGGCCGGTCGCGCCACCACTCCGGGTCCAGCCACTCCGGCGGGTTTTCGGGGTCGAACAGGCGATGTTCGGTCACTTCTCGTCCTTCCGGTTCTGGGCCTCGTCGCGCTGTTCCTGCTCGCGACGTTCACGCTCGGCCGCTTCCTTGATCTTGCGGGCGCGCTCTTCGTTCCGGCGCATGTCGTCATCGTCGTACGGGGGCATGGGGGTCTTTCCTCAGCAGGCGCGGCGGTCGCGCCGGGTGTAGCGGAAGGCGTCGGGGTTCTTCAACACCGGCACGGCCGCGCCCGCCCGGCGGTGCGCGCGGCAGACACCCTCCCAGGTCATGCCCAGGCGGGCCGCGATCTCGTCACCGGTCAGGCCGAACTCCGCCAGCTCGGCGGTGTCGGCGACCACGTCGGTGCGGCGGCGTTTGCGCAGGCGGTCGGCGGTCGATTGCGTCACGGCTTCCCGCCCCCGCGGCCGATGGCGCAGGCCATGATCAGGATGATCCCGCAGACGATGATCAGGCCCACCCACCACGGGTAGGGCACGTCGGCGTTCACCGCCGGCCCCCGATCCACCGCGCCAGGTACGCCGTCGCCAGCATGAAGAGAATGCCGGCGGTCGCGCCGTTGCAGAAGCCGACCCAGTAGTCGCTCACTTCGGTCCTTCCCGGTAGAGATCGGCGTTGCGGCCGGCCAGGTCGCGGGCGGCGCCGTCGTGCCAGAGCTCGCGCAGCACGTACCCGCTCGGGCCCATCGTGCCGCGCACCCCGTTGGTGTGCGTGCGCGCCAGGGCGTCGAGGAACGCGGTGTCCTCGTAGCCCCAGCCCTCGTAGCGTTCGTCCAGGCCGCCGGCCGCCTCGAACGCCGCGCGCCGCACCCCCAGCACGCCCGGGCAGGGCGCGGGGTGGACGTGCCAGTCCGCCGCCTCCAACGGCAGCACGGTGCCGTGCAGAATCAACCGGGTAGCCGCCTCGGTGGCGTAGGCGACGCGGTCGTAGATCCGGGCGAAGGCGTACCCCCGCAACTGGTGCGTGGCCCACTCGATCGCCCGGGCGTCCGGCACGTGATCCGCCCCGAAGAGCAGGAAGTGCTCGCCGTGGGCGTGCTTCGCCGCGTCGTTGAGCGCGCGGGCGACAGAGAAGGGGCGCTGGTGCGGGTCCCGCCGGTTGGGGTCCGGCTGCCCGAACAGCGGGTCCACCCCGATGATGATCTCGTCGACGAGGCCGCGGTTGCGCATGGCGTCCCACTGCTTCGAGCACCACCGCCACACCTCGGCGCGGTGCTTGCCCGCGGCGTCGGGGGCGGCCCCGAACGGCACGAGCACGCTGATTTTCGTCACTGGTCTGTCCACCTTCTGTCCGGGAATTGTCAGTCGAGCAGGGCTTTTTCCCATTCGACGGCGTGCGCCTCGAGGGCGTTGCGCTGCGCCCAGGTGAGTCCCTCCTCGGCGAGCGCTCGGCGAGGCTCTGGGTTGGCCAGCACCGTCGTGATCGCGGTGTGCCACCCCTCGGTGAGGTCCGGGCGAAAGTGCGGGACCGGGCTTTCGAGGTACGGCCCGACATCGCTGGCCATCACCGCCATCCCTCGCGCGGCCAGTTCCTTCAGCCGCAGGTCGGACTTCGAGCGGTTGAACAGGTCGTCGGCGAGCGGGGCGAGCCCGATGTGCCCGGCGAGGGTGGGGATGTAGCGGTACACGCCTTCGATCCACGGCACTTGCGTGATGCGGAACGCGCCGCCGCGCGCGAGCGCACCGGACCCCAGCGCGCTACGCAGCCGGTCCGCGTACGGCGCGCCGACGATCCGGACCTGGAAGTCGTTGCGTTCCCTCAGCAGCTTCCGCAGGGGCACGGCCACCTCATCGAAGTCCCGGCGGTGGGTGTCGCTTCCGGCCCAGGTGATGGTGGGCGCGTGGCCAGCCTCCGGCACCTGGGCCACCACGAACCGCTCCGGCACGTAGTTCGGGACCACGCGGATGTCCCCGGCCCACTCGTAGGCGCCGTGCACCAGGCGGGTCTGCTCGGCGAGATGCTCGCCGGTGACGGTGACGCGGTCGGCGTGCGCGATCGCCCAGGCCAGCCGTTCCCGCCGCGCCGGGTCCTGCATCATCTCGTGGGCGGGGTTGTGCTCGGGGATGGCGAACAGGTCGTCGTCGAGCTCCACCACGATCCGCGGCCGCGCGCGCTCCGGCAGCGTCAGCATCTTCTCGATCAGGTGCGTGGTCGTGGACTCGGTCGGGCGCTGGATGACCACGACGTCGCTCATCGCGGCGGTGGCCAGCCCGACCCGGCGGTCGCACCGAGTCTCGTGCCCGAGGCGCTTGAGCACCCGCGCCGGCTCGGCGCAGCGGTAGAAGGTGCAGGCCGAGGTGGTGTCCCCCGACCAGAACAGGATGCGGGCCACGGGTCAGTCCTCGTCTCGGTGGTGGCGGCCGGTGTCGGAAGCCGGAATATAGATCTCCGGCGGCAGCAGGTCCGGGCGTGCGAGCCGGATCGCGCCCGCCGGCGGCGCCACGAACCCGCCCGGCGGGGTGTGGTGCTGGGGCTGGAACTTGTGGGTAAGAAGATCGTAGGGCTGGGTGTCCTCGGACAGCGCGCGCCGGACCTGGGCGTTGTACGCGGACAGGTGCTGCGTCCCCCAGTCCGCCGGGAGTACGCCCCGGAACAGGCCGCGGGGAGCGTCGAACCCGATCAGCGCGTCCAGGCGGGCGGTCTCCGCGGCGCACGCCTGCGCCACGACGGTGTCGGCGTCGGCGATCCGGGCGTGCACGGCGGTGATCTCCAGCTCTTCGGAGCCCGGGCGCCGCCGGGCGCGGGAGATCAGGTCCCCGAGCGCGATGCAGGCGACCATCGCCAGGCCCATGATCACCAGGCCCATCACCACCGCCTCCCCGAGCGGGATGCGCCCCGCCGCGGCGGGGTAGGCGCGGAAGGCGAGGTAGCCGAAGCAGGTCAGCAGCGGCAGCACCACGCGCGCGATGCGGGTGGCCAGCGGCGCCGGGGTGACGGGGTCGAAGGTGATCACTGGTCGGCCTTTCCGAGGATGTTGGCGGTGCCGGCGACGACGAGGGTAAACGCGATCGGGGCCAGCAGCGCGAAGGTGGCGGGTTTGCCGAGGGTGAGCACCAGCGTCGGCAGCTGCGGGACCGCGATCGCGGTGAGCAGCAGGGCCAGGGAGTAGAGCACTCGCTTCAGCATGCCGTCGAGTCTGACACACTTGGCACAGTTTGCACAAGTGGCTGGCCCTGATGGAGCACGACGCCGCCGTAGACGCCGCTGCGCTGCTGGGCGACACCGTCGGCGAGGCAGGCCCCGGCGACGGGGCAGCGCGCGCACACCGCCTTGGCGGCGTCGTGCCGCTGCGTCACCGCGCGGGACCCGCCTCGCTGGTCGCTGGGGTCGAACAGGTACGCCAGCTCCGGCGTGCACGCCGCGCCGGCCAGGACGTCGCCCGCGGGCAGCGTGCCGAGGTAGGCGTAGACCGGCACCGGCCGCCGCGCCACGCGGTTCCCCGCGCGGATCTGGCGCTGGGTCTCGCGGCTGCAGGGCACGCAGCTGGGCCGCCCCGCGGGGATGGTGTGGCGCCCGGACCGGCACGGCCGCTCGTGCTCCATCCGGCTAGCCACGGCGGCGCTCCAGCTCGGCGAGCTCGAAGTCCATCGAGAGCGGGTCGGGGTTGCCGAGGTTGACGACCTGGAAGTAGAGGGCGTGCCGGACGGCGTCGGTGGTGTGCGGCCGACCCTGATCTGGCCAGAGACCGGCCGCTGTCAACCGCGCATCGACGGCCCACCCTTTTGCCGCCGCGGCGTTGCGCTGTTTCACGCGGCCGGGGAACGCCGCCTCGAGCGCGCCGAGGATGTCCCGGGCGCGCTGGCCGGCAGCCGCGGCAGACGACCGGCCGGCCCGGCGGCTGACCACGAACCGTTCGGCGGCGATCCACCACGGGCCGTCAAGGGTTTCGCCAGCCATCACGCCCACCTGGCGCACGGTTTCAGCCGCGTCCAGCGGTACGCCGAGGTGTGCAAGCAACCGGTACCCGCGCTCGGGCGTGTATTCGACGGCGGCCAGCCCGGTCGTGCCGCCGGGATCGACTCCAATGACGAGGCTCATGCGGCACGCTCCAGGCCGAGGGTGAGGGTGGCGCCCACGGCCCGCAGGTACCGGTCCAGGTCGGGTACGGCGGGGCAGCGGCGCCCGGCCTCCCAGCCGCGCACCGTGTTCGGCTCGACGCGCAGCCGGGCCGCCACCCCGGCGGGGGTCATGCCGGCGTCTTCGCGCAGCTGCCGCATCGTGGTGCCCAGATCTGTGCTTTCCGGTTTCCGCCTGCTCATCGCGTGTGGCTCCACTGGTCTCGGGCCTGCTGCGCGCAGGCGGGGAAGGCGCCTCCCCAGATCGCCCCGGCCGCCGCCAGCGCGACCACCCAGGCGAGGCAGCCGCGGTTGCGGCGGACGAGGCGGCGGGGGTGGCGGGTCATCGAAGGTTCAACTCGCGGTGCTCGTTCTCCCGCAGGGCCTCGCCGTGCGCCTGCAGGACGTCGCGCTCCAGCACGGTGGCGCCGTTGTCAAGTGCGAGGCAATCCAAGCAGCGCTGATGTCCCCGCGTGGTGCGACTCCAGGTGACACCGCCCTGTGGCGACGGGGCGCCGCACTCAGGCTTGCGGTCGATTACGCGGTGCGCGCGGCCGGTGCGGACGTTGGTCTTCCAGGTCGTCGTCATACCCCGAGTCTCACACACCTGGCACAACTCGCACAAGTTACGGTCTGGTCACGTCGCTCCGCCGAGGCAGCGCGCGGCGATCCGCGGGTCCGCCAGCAGCTCGGCGGTGGCGTTCGCCTTCCCGGCCAGCACCTCCCGGACCCGGGAGTCCACGGTGTCCGCGGCCACGATGTCGATGACCTCGATGCTCTCGTGCCGTTCCGAGCCGATGCGGT